GTTTATGTGTTAAATCAGTTTGGTTTAATCATCGAGGGCCAAGGGGTTTACAAGGATTCTTTCACGCCAACCGTTCATGTAAGCGCCACCGAGTTAGCGCCCATCGACAAGTGCCAAGTGTGGCTTGGCTGGGACTTTGGATTAACGCCAGCTTGTATTATTGGCCAGATTACCCCGTTAGGGCAGGTTAGAATCCTGCGTGAAATTGTCACGGATCGAATGGGTATTGAGCGGTTTGTGCGTGAAGAAGTGTTGCCGGTGCTCCTCAAGGACTACCGCAAGACCAACAAAATTAAGCCCATCATATCGGTGGGTGATCCATCCGGCACCGCCTGGGATACCAACGAACGATCGTGTTTTGAAATATTAGACGAGGCGCTTAGGTGTATGGACATTCGCACCCTGCCCGCCGACAGTAACAAGCCTACCGAACGCATAGAGTCGGTACGCTTCTTTTTAAGTCGCACCATACCGGGCACGGATGATATGCCCGCCATGCTGATAGACCCCAGGTGCGACATGATCGTGGGCGGCATGAAGGGCGGTTATCACTACAAAATTATGCACGACGCCGGTTCTGGCGTGACGTACCAAAACAAACCCAACAAAAACAATTTCTCGCACCCTCATGATGCTTTGCAATATTTAACTTTGGACATAAAAAACCGTTATGGATTCAAAACACTCAACGCTGCTTGAAGACGACGACGCCCAGGCATTGGGTGTGTTCGCTCTACAGGAAGAAAGCGAGCTGGACATGTACGACGCCCAGCAATTGCAAAACGCCAGTGGGGCCGGTGATGTGCTTCACGAACCGGACGAACACCAACAACGGGCCGTGGAACTCATGGGCGTGTTGGATAATTCGGTGAATATGTTAAGCAGTTTGTTGCAGGAAAATTTGCAGCTACGGGAACCCATTGAACAACGCTGGATTTTAGACAACCGACGCTGGCTGGGTGAGGACATAGGATATGACGAAGACAAACACAAGGGCCAAGTTAGGTCAGTGCCAAACGTCACCCGCGCAAAGGGGAATGTTGCGATTAGTCGTATTGGCGATTTACTTATGCCTAATGACGAAAAAAATTGGGGCATTAACAGTACGCCAGAGCCAGATTTGGTTAAAGAATTTGAAAACGAGGAATTGGTTCAGGTAAACGGCGAAAATTTCCAGAACGAAGAAACCGGCGCGCCGGTGACCGAGGGTGACATTGCCCGACGTAAAGTAGAGATGGCCAAAGAATCGTGTGAGGCCATGGGCCAAACCATAGACGACCAGTTAACCGAGAGTAACTATCTGTCTGAATCCCGCCAAGCCCTGTACTGGATGGTGAAATTTGGCACCGGCATCATGAAAGGGCCAGACGTTGAGAGCCGAGTAAAAAGCGCATGGCTGCGCGGTGAAGGGGGTTATGAGCAAAAGATTTTAAGCCGTCATGTGCCCATTTGTTATGCGGTTCACCCCAACGACTTTGTGCCCGATATGTCGGCGTGTCTGCCGGAAGAAATGGATTTTAGTTTTGAACGCTCGTTTTTATCCAAGCGCCAATTAAGAAGAATGGCCAAGGAGAAGGGTTTTATTCCTGGGCAAATTAAACGCCTGCTATTAACCGACCCAGCGTCAACCCATGTGGGCAACGATAAAGTTAAAGAAGAAGGGCGCGCCAGTAACAGCACCACCAGCATCACGGACGATAGCCGATATGAGGTGTGGGAATATCAAGGCCCCATCGACGGTGAGGTATTGCTGGCCGGTGGCATGGGTGTGACCGAGGAAGACATTGAAGACCCCACCACTTCTTATGAGGGCCGTGTGTGGTTTTGTGGGCCGATTGCTTTAAAAATTATCATTGACCCCATGGCCGACATTGACGGTGAATTAAATTATAGCGTGGCCTGTTACGAGGACGACGAACATAATTTATTTGGTTACAGCCTGGGCCATTGCGGGGCGGGCACACAATCCAGCATGACCGACGCCTGGAGCGCCATGTTGGATAACAACGATAAAAGCGCCGGGGTTCAGTTGGTGCGCGTACAAGGCATGGTGGAAGGTGCCGACGGCAACGACAAAATGAAACGCAATAAAATCTGGGAGGCCAAGCGCACGGATGATGTGACCAAAGCATTTCATATTTTCCAACTGCCCAACAATCAAGAAGCCTGCGCCCGCATTTATGAAATGTGCCGTGAACTGTACGACGAAGAGGTACAGGTGCCACAACTGGCAGGCGGTGAACAAGGCACGGCCACCGATACCCTGGGCGGCATGGCCATGCTCATGAACTCAGTGGGGGCGGTGTTTCGTCGTATCGTTAGAAAATGGGACGACGGGATCACCTCGCCGCTGATCACGCGCTACTACAACTGGAACATGAATTTCAGCGAAGACGAGGCCATTAAGGGGGATTTTGAAGTTGAAGCCAAGGGCACCAGTTCGTTATTAGTGAAAGAGATCATGGGGCAAAGTCTGCTGGGTTTGTTGCAAATATCGCAGCAAGACCCGGACGTTAGAAGTCGCACTAAGGTAGCTGGCATTATCCGTGAATGGGCCAAGTCGCAATATTTGCCGGTGTCGGACGTGCTCATGGATGATGATGAATATGAGATAGAACAACAGAAAATGGCCGAACAACAGCAAGGGCAGGAGCAGGACATAAGCCCAGGCCAGATCAAGCAAATGGAGATGGAAGACAAAGCCAAGGAGCGTGAATTTAAAATCATGCAGCTTCAGAACCAGGAGCGGATACAGATGGCCATGTTTGCGCAGACGCAGGGCCTTAAAAAAGAAGAACTGGCGCAAAAAATCAAGGAGATGGAAAGTCGCCATGAGATGGAGCAGCAAAAACTAAAACTCGACTGGGAAACCTTTCGCACGGAAGCCCAGATTAAATTACAGACAGGAAGCGGATTCTAATAATAATGATGCAAGACAAAAAAACACTGGCCGCCTTACCGGGTTATCAATCTATAAAAATCGTGAAAGCCGCGCAAATTGTGCGTATCGAGCATGGTGTGACCCAGCATTTTAAAAAGTTGGTGCTGGCCATCGACCTGTTAGAGATGAACTTATTTGTTAACCAAAACTACATTGAGAAACACAAACCCCAGGTGGGCGGTTACTTGGTGGTATATGAAGACGGTTACATGTCGTACTCGCCTCAGGGGCCGTTTGAGGCGGGCAACATCCCGTTAAGTGACGAACAACTTGATAACGAAAAAGTGCTGATGGACAAGAAGTTAAACGCCCCGCGCCTCACCAGTGCCCATGTTAATCAGCTTATGGACGGGGTGGTATTTGATTTTCATGTGGTAGAGGGCACCACCACCACTATTTGCACCGCCTTGTTAAACGGTTTTCATCTGGCGGTGGGCACCAGTGGGTGTGTGGATGCGCGCAATTTTGACCGTGCCGTGGGGCAGAAATACGCGCAGATAGACGCCCAGCAAAAGGCCGAGGACAAACTGTGGGAGCTGGAAGGTTACCACTTACATAAAGCCAATAAATTTAATCCAACTTATGCGGGTAACGTATGAGCAACCTATTACCCCATGTGGCCGAATACTCCAACCAGCACGACAATGCCGTACAGGTATTAATGCTGGCTGTTGGCCCGCTTGCCGGTAAAAAAATCATAGAGCTGTTAACCCTGCGCCATAAAAGTTTGTTGTCAGAGTTACGTTATGAAAAACACAATGTACTTAAAATGCAGGGAGCACTCCATGAACTGGAAAGCCTGATTAAAGATTTCAACAAATTTCAATAACCCACTAAACAGGCCGCCCCTTCTTCATTGAAGGTGCCGCCACCACCCTAAACCCGTTAAGTGAAAACTTAGCGGGTTTTTTTATGGGCCGCCTTTAAGCGGGCCGCCCATGGAGTGTTACCCCACATGAACGAAGAAGACGAGACCCTAGCCGACGATCAAAGTTTTACTGATGGATTTGATGCCGCCTTTAGCGAGGACGCACCAACCGAACAAAACACGTCACAGGCAACCGACACCCAGCAAGAGGCCGCGCCAGAGTCAGCTACTCAGGAGCCGCTAGACAGCCAGGAATCCGACGCCCAAGACGAACCCGATCAGCTAGCCGAGCTGCAAAGCCAACTTGATGCCGCCAACCATACCGCCAGATCAAGTCAAGGCCGGGAGTTATCCCACAAGCGCCAGCTCGAAAAAATGCAAGAAGAAAATCAACGACTACAAGCGCAACTGGATAAGCCCGACACCGAAGCCGACGCCGACACGGACGAAGACGACGATGACGTTAAGGACTTAATGAACGATTTTCCGGGCATGGAAAAATACATTAACCAACAGGTTGATGAAAAAACCAAGCCACTCACGGAAAAACTCGATCAGTACCAGCAGTTGGATGATGAAGCCGACGCGCAAGAGTCCGTTGATCAAGAAAATGCCAAAAATGCTCAGGACTTTTCCGCCGTTAATAAGGTGCGAGAACAGCATGAGGATTTTGACGCCATCCTAAAAGACCCGGCTTACGGGACTTGGTATTGGGCGCAACCGGCAAGTGTACAAGCACAAGCTGACAGTGGCGACCCCATGCAAATGGCGGGACTCATTAGTCAGTACAAAAACTCACGCATTAAAAAAAGCGACAAACGCACCAAGGATTTGGAATCCATGGCCGGAGTAGGTGGCCGTCGTGGTGGCAATAAGCTGCAACACAAAACCGAGTCTGACCCGTTTGATGCCGCTTTTGAGAATGCGTTTAAAGATGATTCTTAAAAATTTGAGGTTACACAATGGCTGTTACAGGTAATGGTTACGCAAACACGGCTCGTGCCCAGGCTGGTCACGTTGTCGCAAAATCACTAATGACGGCGCAACCCGTTGTTATTTTAGATAAATTCATGAAGTCGATCCCTATGCCGCAGCATGAGGGGGAAAAGATATTTTTCCGTCGCGCTAATCTGTTGGCACCGGCGACGACTCCCATCCTTGAAGGTGATGCTAACCCATCGCCCAAGGCGCTCACTTATGCCCGTATCGAGGCTACGCCTTCTTACTACGGCGACATTATCCAGTTCAATGACGTGGTGACGGATCTAATTGATGATCCAATCCTAACGGATATGGCAGAGATTATGGGCACCCAGATTGCGGAAACTAAGGAGGCGATCAACTTTGGTATCTTAAAAGCTGGCACCAATAAGTTTTACGATACCAGCGCGCACACACTGCGAACTGACGTAGATGCGACTGTGGCAGG